TTATCGTTATGGCACTTGTAGCACCAACCTCTAAACTAGAGGCTGTTAACATTATGCTTTCAGCCATCGGTGAGTCCCCTGTATCAAGTCTGAATAACCCGTCTCTGGTGGATGTGTCTTTGGCTGAGTCCATTCTGGACGAGACATCCGTTGATATTCAATCACAGGGACTACACTGTAATACTGAAATTAACTACCCCCTTGTACCTAATGCAAACGGGGAAATTATTGTACCCACCAACTGCGCCAGAATTGACACCACCGAAACATCGGCTGACATTGATGTGACTCAGCGTGGTAACCGCCTCTACGATAGAGAGGAACGGAGTTACAATTCGTTTACTGGAACTATCTATGTAGAGATGGTGCTGTTGTTAGACTTTGAAGACCTTCCACAGCATGTCAGACGGTACGCTACGGTCAAGGCCGCAAGGCGTTTCCAAGCCCGTTACATTGGCTCTGAGACATTAGGTGGGTTTACAGAGATTGATGAGCGTGAGGCAATGGTTCAATTTGAACGAGCCGAAAAACTCAATGAGGACAACAATGTCCTTTCAGACAATTTCGACACATACAAAATTCTATCACGGGGTTCACCTCGCAGAGCAGTAAGGTTCTAAATTATGCCGTTAGTTTCTACCAGTATCCCTAACCTCTTGAATGGGGTTAGCCAGCAACCATCACCGTTGCGCCAAGTGACACAGGGAGAAACTCAAATCAACGCTTTATCATCTGTGATTGATGGGCTTATTAAACGCCCAGCCACAGAGCATGTGACACAGTTACTAAATGTCTCAGACAACACGGTGGTTTCCCATGTTATTGATAGAGGGGATGGCAACAAGCACATCGTTATTGTTCAACAAACAACTCCATACCCTACCCTACTTATCTGGGACATTGATGGTAACAGCGTCACAGTCAATGCGTCTAACCCGGCTCTGTCTTACCTTGCTACTCCAAACCCAGAGCAAGACCTACAGTTCTTAACGATTGCTGATTACACATTTGTTCTGAACAAAACAAAAACTGTAGCAATGGGCACGGCGACTACACCGGGTTCACTGAATGCCACAAAGTATCAGGAGTTTGGTGACCTACCAGTTAACCGTGAGACTGTATATACAGGGGATGCGGCTACAAGTATTTTTAGTGTGGGCTTTAATTACGGCTCACAGTCAAACATTACTGTTAGGGTTAATGATGCGGTAGTAACAAACTACTCATTTACAGGTGACGGAACACAAATCAAATTTACATCTGCTCCAGCCAACGGTGACAATATTCTTATCTATGAGGTTGCACCTACAGGAGCATACTACGAAGTTATTGGTGATGAGAATAGCGCATTCGATAACTTTTATGTTAAGTCTATCAGTGGGCAAGCCTACGAAGAGACGGTAAAACCGGGCATCACATATCAACTCGATGCCACAACAATGCCGTATGCTATTGTCCCTAATAGTTCTACCGCCCCCACTGCATTCACATTACAGCAAAACACATGGAATGAACGCACAGTTGGTGACTTAGATTCATCCCCAGACCCATCATTTGTTGGGCAAAAAATATCCAATATGTTCTTCTTCAAGAACCGTCTTGGTTTTCTATCTGAAGAAAAAGTTGTGATGTCTGCCGCTGGAGACTTCTTTAGGTTCTTTGCAAAAACAGTCACCACTATCCTTTCAGATGACCCTATTGATGTATCGGTTAGCCACACCAAAATTGCGTTGCTCAATCATGCGATTGCATTTAACGAGTCGCTAACGCTCTTTGCTGACCAGACACAGTTTACTATTCAGAACACAGGCAACCTTACCCCACAGTCAATCTCTATTGTTCCTAGTACGGAGTTTGAGAATGACCCCAATGTGCCCCCTGTAGGTTCGGGTAACTATTTGTACTTTGTCTCTAAGAAGGGCGAGTTCTCTAGTGTACGAGAATACTTTATTCAATCTGATTCGGTTATCACCGATGCGCTAGAAGTTACTGCTCATGTACCCAAGTACATCCCAAAGAACCTTGTCAAGTTAGCCACATCAAGTAACGAGGATGTGCTGTTTGCGTTGTCAGGTGACCAACGGGATAGGCTGTATGTCTACAAATGGTTTTCCGATGGACGACAGAAACTTCAATCTAGTTGGTCAACATGGTTATTCCAAGAGGGTGCTATTGCCGCTGGTGGTGATGAAATACGCCACATTGAAGTTGTAGAAAACACTTTGTATCTAGTGGTAAATCGTTCTGATGGCGTGTACCTAGACAAGATGTCTCTTCAATACCCTGAAGATACTGGACTGACTTTTAATGTAAAACTAGACCGTAAGGTTACTGTTACAGGGCTGTACACTGCCGCCTCTAACACAACTACATGGACTCTACCATATTCATATAGTGGGGATGTTAAGGTTGTTAAGTCTGGGGCATGGCCTGACCGAAAAGGTGTGGACATAACAAACACCCGTCCAACGCTTACCACAGTTTCTGCTACAGGTGACTACAGTGCCTACTCTGTCATCATTGGTGTACCGTACACGATGACCTATGAGTTCTCTACCCAGCATGTACGGGAAAAGAACGGCACACAGTCGGTGCAGTCAGGACGGTTACAGTTACGGACGATGCGTATCAACTATGAAGACACTGGTTTCTT